TAGAGAAGCGTTTGCCGCAAAAGGACATGATGCTTGGTCATGTGACTTAGAACCAACTGACATTCCTGGTAATCATTACCAAGGTGATGTATTAGAGTTTATTAATGAGGGATGGGATATGATGATTGCTCATCCTCCATGTACCTACTTAACAGTCACAGGAAACAAATGGTTTAAACCTGAATATAAAGATAGATTTCCTACAAGACAGCAAGATAGACAAGATGCAATTAATTTTTTTATGAGTTTAGTCAATGCACCAATAGATAAAATAGCAATAGAAAATCCTATTGGGATTATGAGTACAATGTATAGAAAACCCAATCAGATTATTCACCCATGGCAATTTGGACATGAAGCAAGTAAGTCTACTTGTTTGTGGTTAAAAGGATTAGATAATCTAAAACCAACTGATATTGTAGACAAAGGTGAATTTGTAACATACAAAAGCGGTAAGCGTATGACTAAGTGGTATGCAGATGCGGCAAGCAAACCACCTAAAGAACGTGCTAAAATTCGTAATACAACATTCCAGGGCATCGCTGATGCTATGGCAGAACAATGGGGGTAATATATGGGTAAAGGTAGTTCACCAAGACCAATTCCTAATCGTAAGCAATTCGAGGATAATTGGGATAAAATATTTGGAAAGAAAGATGGCGACAAATCTAAACCAGCCGACAAGAAAAAGACTTGAGGATCAAGGATATCTAGTAGAGTTAATGGAACGATGGTGTCCATTCTCTAAAAGAAAACACGATGGTTTTGGGTTTGCAGATTTCATTGCTATACGTAGAGATGAGGTATTATTAGTCCAGGTAACTTCTAAAGCAAATATGAGTAGTAGACGTAAAAAAATATCTGAGCATCCTAATGTTGGGATTGTTCGTGAGTCAGGAATAAGGATAGAACTATGGGGATTTTACAAAGAGGGCAACAGGTGGAAAGTAAAAATAGAGGATTTATCGTAACTTATTACACAAACTTCAATGGTACTAAAGTCACTAGAGAGGATTTGGTTAAAAAGATTAATGATTATTTATTATATGGTCCAAAGACTATATCTCAAATTGCACAACATTTGAAGCTATCTTCTGGATCAACAACCAATGTATTAGTTTACATGGTAGATAATGATATGATTAAGAAGACTAAACCAGCAGAAGGTAAGTATCTATATTCTAGAGTAACAGAATGTTTATTAGCAGAGATGTTTTCACCTAAACCAGAAGATATAGAAAAGATGTTTAAGATTAAAGGCAGAAAGAAATATACTGTTGATGATGGCACATCTAAATCATCCGGAGGTCATGGAGTAACATATAGTGACAGTTATTACAATCTTAATTACTGGGAGGATATGGGTTAATGGAAATAGGTTATTTAACATATTTGCTTGATGCTTGGTCACAATGGATGAAGCATGATGACCATGAATTAGGTTATCCTAAACGATCATTAGGAATGAGTAGTGGAGGTGCATCCAGTAGTTTTGAGGAAATCTTTGAGGATAGTGAATTAGATAAGATTAAAATTTTAGATCGTGTAATACATGATTTAGATCATGAGCAACGTAAAGCTATTTACGCTAGATATTTAGGATCTAAAAAGCCAATGTATTACGAAATCAAATTAGGTGATGCTATGGATAATTTACTAACTATTGTTGGTCGGAGGCTCGGTTCTTAAAGATTAAAGTAAGAAATCGTTTAAGATCTTCTACTCGTTTCTCATCTGTAAGTTTGTTAATAAACTCACGTCTTTTTTGTAATGGTATCTTGCTAAGAGTTACAGCTTCACATTGACGTTGATATTCATATGAGTAATTATCACTCATCGTTCCATCGATCAAAGTAATCTTCTTCTTCAGGTTCTTCATCTTTGTTTAAATAAATGCTATCAACAATTAATTCAACAGATGTAATAAGACCGCTCTCATCACTTAAATAAATGACAAGGGTGTCTTCACCATAAACGACTTGAACATCGCTTATGATTTTACCTTCCATATGTTTAGCAATCTTATTTATGTCCATGTTAATGCACCATTACATCCTTAGGAGTTAATAAATAAATATCCATGTCTGATCCGGCTATGACTATGGACTCTTCGTTTGTGAAATTAATTTTAAGGAGTGCTTCTTCGTGATCTTCTATAAACTCTACATCTGATACTTTTAGGTCTTTAATAGAATCTAAAAATCCTAAACTACCTTTTTTATCCACTTACCATCCTTATCTAATACCATTGGCATTAATTTAGGTTGTCCGTCAATAATCATGCCACAGCCTACAATAAATCTAGACTTAAAGTTTTTAGCATAGTCAAATGCCATAGACTTCTGATTAATCAAACAACCGACTTGCATACCCCAAATAAGAGCATCTGGGTTTGAATAGTAACCTATACTAAACTTTGTATGGTAATGACCTTGTACTGTATTCATACCATATTGTTGAGCTACCTTTAATACATCTGCTGACATACCATGAGTAAAGAAACAACGTGAATTATCGCTTAATGTGACTGTTAAATCGTCTACCCATGCCCAACCCTTACCAACTCCTAAAAACTCGTTGTAGGACTTTAAATAGTCCTTAGGAAGCCCATATTTTAATGCTCTACGATATACAAGAGAAGAATGATTAGAATGAACAATAGTCATTTCTGGGAATATCTTTTCTAGCTCTTTAATATATTCACGAGATGTTCTTAATTCATCTCCAGCAGACATTAGATCAGGATTGTGTTCGTGCATCGAGATCTGATGGTGATCCAATTCATCTCCAATATTTACGATCAAGTCTGGTTTATATTTAGCTTTAAGAGCTTTTAAGAAATCAAAAGCATCCTTATGATGATAAGGTATGTGTAAGTCAGAAATAACTAAAACTGATTTATATTTCATAGGTTTTCCTATGTAATTTGTTACTATATTGTAACATAAGCATATAATATTTAAACAGTTTTACCAAAGAACATATTGGCTTCAGCAGTTCTTCTGCGTTCTAAACCTCTTAATACTTTACCACCTGCTCTACAATATTTTAGTAACGTTTCAATAGCACCTTCTTTATCACCCCTGTTAAGCTTGGAACGAATCGAACTTCTTTGAAGTGTTCCCAAACCAAGATTAAAGCTAAAGCTAACAAGAGTATCAAACTCATTTTGCCTGAGTGGCACAGTAATGTATCGCATGACCCCACGTTCAAAACGTTGTAAATCTTGTTTAAGTAATTCATCTACTTCTTCTTGACTCCATGTTCTGTTATGTGCTTGATGTAGTGCGTATGCCTTTCTTTCTGCCAATGGGAGTCTATTTTGTTCTGGATATAATACATGACCATACCCAACAGTCCACAGTAAAGCAGGGCAAAGGTAAGGCTTAAAATGGCAACCTTCAAAGTGCTTAATAAGTTGGATTCCTTTTTCACCTGTTATCACTTCTTCTTATCCCAATGCCTTGATCCAAACCAAAAACCTATGATCGAAGCTACAATAGCCATCTCTTCATCGCTAAAGATTAATGTTAATGCAGTGGTAAAGTCTACACCTGTTTTTATAGCCCATACCATACCAGCAATATCAGTAAACAATAAGAGGAAGACAAAACAATAAGTGACCACAGGACGGACAGAAGCAGAGAGATTAACCACCCAACCACTCGCTTTTTCTTGGAGTCTTGCATCATGTTCATATAAAGCAACCCTTTCTTGAGTGTATGTCTGCATCTCAATCTGGTCTGTTCTTATGTCTTCTATACGCTCTTGTGAAGCCCATCCTTTTTCAGCTAATGCTAATTCTCTTTCCATTTGCAGTTGAGCCATTTCTCGCTCATGCTTTTGATCGGACTTGTTTTCAAAGAACTTTAGAACACTAGGTAATCCGCTTGTGGCAAATCCTAGTATACCTGATAATATGCTTAACAATTTACAGCTCCTTATAATCGAAACCAAACTCTTTTGCTACTTGCCTGGTTAATTTTCTAAAATCTCTATTATGTTCCTCATACTTCTGACCATCTAAATACATTTTAAGATGGCATACTTCATGAGCAACAGTTTTTAATACTGTATCTAAATGATTGTGTTTTGATTTAGATATGGATATAACATGCGGATCAGGAATAAATAGTCCCATCACATCTCTATCTGGTATAACCTCAAAATCTATATATTTAGATGGAGGTAAGTTCCATTTATTAAATGGCTTTATTTGGATTAGATACTCATAAGTTGTTCTAACTAAGTCTGGAGTAATTATCATCTTCTGTCTAGTGGATTAGTAGTAGCTCGTTTAATAATATCTAACTTTTCTTCCACAGATTTAATCATAGTATTTACTTCTGATTTAGTTGCACTTGTGGTTGCTTCCAATTCTCTTTGTGTTGATTTGCTAATCGAACTAGCTTCTCTCGCAAGAGCAATAGCATCACTTGCTTTTTCCTGTAATCTGACATTTGATTCTAAAGCCTCTAATTGTCGCTCTTTTAATGCTTTAACTTGTATGTTAAGTTCTTTAATATCAGACTTCATATCACCCAAAGATTCTGTAGCTTCTATGGTATCTAACATTTTATTGTAGAAGGTCACTCCTGCGTATCCTGTCCCAAGTATCACCGGAAACGCTATTATAATAATCTTCGATATGGTTGCCTTTGAGAAGGTCAAGTTGAAATTGTCTGGTAGCTGCACTCTGTTCGAACTCCTGTGTTATACTAAAAGCATCTTCTAGCGGTGGTTGATAAAACTCAATCGGTTTATTTAATAACTCTAATGAAAGAACTAATCCAAATCCATGAACAATCTCTTTGCGATTATCAATGACATTATCTACATTGTTTTTAGAATCTTCTTTATTCCCATCTTGTTTGTTTTCTTTTACTTCTTTGGTGCTATTAGTCTCGCTGCTAGTGCTTGTCTCGACCTTATCACTCGTATCGCTGACTTCTTCTTGGAGGACTGATTC